GACTGTCATCTGGAAAATGTTCCCAAATCATGAACAACTGTTCACGATACGTGAACAAATCATACATACAACTGTTCACGATACGTGAACAAATCATACATACAACTGTTCACGACACATGAACACACCACACTGCCAACCTAACGCACGCACCGCACAACCCAACTCAACAATGTTTCACGTGAAACAATGACCCACCTGGCCACGTAGTGGATTATGTGAAATTACAAAAATACTTGTGTTCTAGAATACTTATGTTATAATAGGAGTGTAAAGAAAAGAGGGAAACAAAAAATGAGTAATGAAAGATTTAAACAAATACGTGATTATTTTTATTCAATAAAAGATAAGTGTATAAGATTGATTTCTGCTTGTGATAATGCGAATGATGTTAACCGTATCTTTCATGAGTATTACGGTGAATTAATTGGAGGGTATAGGGTTGCTTTTATGTTAACTGATTATGAACATGAAAGGTCTAAACTATTAAGTTTGTATAATGAGTGTTTGGGTTTAATGCGTTTTAAATGTTTGTTATATATGAATATATTAAATGATGATGAGGGGGGTTTAATTAATGATGATTGATTTAGATGAATATATTTATTATGTTAAGAATCAGTATTATAAAGTTAAAGAAGAAATATTAGATAGAATGGGAGGCAACAAATAACATGACTAAGGAAAAATATAAAGAGCGCATTCAAAAGCAATATGATTATGTTTTAGAACAACTTAACGGGTGGCATGAGTTAGCTAATGTATTAAAATCTTTATCCGATTATATTAGTTATTGTATTGATATGACTGAGGATATTTATAATGATAAAGATATTGGTTATCTATCTTATCTTGAATTGAATGAAATGATTAGCTACAAGGTTAGAGAAGTTTGTAGAATTGTAAAGAAGGGATAACGTATGAGTAATTATATCAGTCTGAAAATTGGTAGGTGATAAAATGAACACAGATATTAAAATCGAATTGGAATTTTATTTTACATTTGACGATTTAATTATTTTACATTCTAAAGATTACAGAATAGTTTGGGATGCGTATAATAAGTATTATAGTAAACATGGTCCAAATCACGAGTATTATTTATATACTGTCAATAAACATGATTTTAAAGATTTTATTAAAATAAAAGAGTGATATTAATTATCACTCTTTTAATATTTACTAAGTATATAACTCAATAATCTTTTCGTTTCCTGATTGTTATAATAAACGCACCCATCGCGATAGGATCGTATTAACATACTAAGTCTTTGGTCCTTACGCCATAATTTCGCGATCATCATATTTTCGCGGTTATCACTGCCAATGGAATAACAATATCCGTATTCTTTATTGATTTGTTGGTTTATATAAACATAACCTGTATTCATATCTATCCATACGCCATAATAAATATCATCATAATACAATGTACATAAATATTCACATACGCTCGTTTTCTTTTTAATAAAGTCATTTGTATCATAAGCAAACTTACCAGCGTTATATTCTCCGTATGTTGTCCCGGAAATTAATTTATGAAATTTCGATTTTTCTTGATTTCCTTTTTTATATTCATTGTGGCATATTTGTACGATAATTTGCTCAACGGATTCACTACCTTTAAATGTATTAAATTCTTTGTTTGGGTTGGGTGTGATACCAAAATAACTAAAGTAAGGGTTAACAATGCTTACATTGTTTGCTAGTAAATATACGTGTCCCTCTCTTTGTCTAAATATAGAGTCAATGATATTTAATAAGATTTCAACTTCATTCGGTATGTATGCATTGAATCCAGCTTTTTCAGGTATAAACTCATCCACAATAATTGTATCTACATCCACATAACTTGTTGATTTTAAACTGGCAAAAGATGTTAAAGATGTTGCGTAACCCATTTCACAACCATTTATATAAAAGGTGGTAAAGTTGCTACCACCTGTAATTTTAAATTCATCATCTTTGAAGTTTTCAAACTGATCATTTAAAAATGTTTTTATTTTCTTTAGGTCTGTTTTATAACGTCTTAAATAAAGGAATTGTTTTCCTTTTTTCTTATATCTACTTATACAGTCTTTTTTAAACCCATATGTTTTACCGATACCACGACCACCAATGATGAAATTTAAAAATTTGTTGTATGACTTTATGTTGGTAGGACTATACCAATCTACTATTTGTGTCACTTAAATACTCCGTATGGCGTTGTGTTGTAACCTCTAGAATTCAATTCACCGCAAGCCATCCAACGACGAGAGTTATCTGAACCAATCCAACTTACCCAGCAATAACCCTCGCGTTTAACAAACCCGTCATACTGAACATGCATACCATTCGTATAATATAAACCTGTATCTTCACCTTTTAAGCTTGGCGCGCGTCTAATTTTAATTGTACAATTTGGATAGAATACACCAATTTCTCTATGAAAATCACTAGGAATATAATTTAAAATATGTTCTACAGTTTCATTTAATATCATAGACTTAGGAATAAATACAGTCGGATACATAGCCGAATAAGGTAGTGTAATGACATTAAAACCTTCATTATTTCCGCGTTGGTTTGTACCTAAGAATCTACCATATGATCCATCTACGTCACTGTCGAAAATTGCAATGTGGCTATAAGGTGTAACACCTGGTACAACTTTAAAAACAACAATGGCTCCGGGTTGTAATTGTGTTGCTTCAATGCAATGCGTTAACATTCCATTTGTTTTTCTATTTTCCCAAATGTCTTTTACATATCCACTAGTTGTACAATTTGCTCCTTTAAATCCATTGTATTGGCAATAGTCCATATAACCATCCCAACACTGGCAACCATAATACCCATCTTTATCAACTCTTTTACCCATCATTTTTTGACGATAATTATAATATTTATTTGTATCAATATTCATATCCATTACCTCCTAAAAAATATTGAAAAATAATCCATATTCTTGTAATTCAGTGTACAATTCACTTTCAATAGTGATAACCGCACGTCTTGAGCCTTGCAATACTTCCGCTAACGTCTGAATACCAATATTACCCTTACGACTAAAACTATACTCTTCATGCCCGGTTGAATCGTTCGCGCTGTTTGGTTTAGATATAGTTTTCGCGATATTGTTAACATAATCATTTGTATTAATATCAACACGTCCCTCAGGTGTTACAGAGTTTAAAGCAATACTTGTATCTTCACCACTAGCTTGTGTTTTTCCTGAGCTATCTCGCGTATATACTTCTGTGTAGTTTGTATTTGCGGTCGGGTCGTCCTGGTCTTGAAAAGGAATTGTTTTAAACAAAGTATAATATCGGTCCATATTCACCTCAAACCAGTGTTGAAGTTCAAATTTCCAATAGGCATATGTTTCTTGACCGATTTCATCAAACCAAAAATGCTTTAAGATTCCCGTTTCTAACGCCTTACGTTTTTCAAGATCATCATAAAATTTATAATTAAAATCAAAAATCTTTTTTCGCGCAATCTCTAGCACTTCCATATCGCTTAATTCATATTGGGCGGCAATTAATTCCTTAAATGCTAAATTGTGACATACTCCACAAATTGTCTCCGTGTTTTCAGCTAGTACCGGGCTTTGCAAAGTCAATAAATAGTTAGGTAGATTTAATTTATTCATCATTATCACCGCCTTCTTTAACATCTAAGTTTTTATTAATGTTAAAATCTTTAATACTTGTGTTTGAATCTAATTCAAGTAATTTTAGAATCTCTTCATAATCCTCGTAAGGTGCAAATTCAACACTCGCATTTAATCCGAATTTTTTATTTAATTCGTCAATCGCTTTTTTACGTTCGCCCAGCCAAATATTCCTAGACGCGATAACCTGTTGATTGTTTGCATTAACTTCATCCGAAACTAATCGCTCTTTTTTGTCCATATTGGCGTTTTCAATTCCTAAGAATGTCATGCATTCCCTTAAAATTGACTGTTTCATTCCGTGTAATTCGTCGGCAATAAAAGGCGCATTTGTCTGTAGTACATTAATATCTTCCGTTCTGAATCCTTTAGATGTAAAAATCGTTTGTACACCTTGTAAAATCTTTTTCATGAAAACTTTAAATTGCTGTAACATTCTTCTATCACCTGTAATAATGTATGGTGTCCACTGCATAGTCAAGTTTTGGTCCATAGTTCTACTTGTTAAAGATAGTTTTTTAGCATAAAAATTTAAATATGGAAATAGTCCAACATATAAAGGACTGTTTTTCATAACTACGCATTCTTCACTTGTCAACGTCTTTTTAACAAGTGGACTTGTGGAAACCGTATGATATTCGGTTGGTAAAGCGTAATGGTTTAATCGACCGCCTAAAGTGATTTCACTACATATCAAACCCAACCTTTCATCATCATAGAAACCAATGTAACCACGCGTTTGTAAGACATATTCTAAATAGAACGTATTAATAGATTCTGGTAGACCTTTATATTTAAACATATTTAAACTTAACATTTGTAAGTATGTATAATAAATAAAATCCGATTCACTATTATTCATTGTAGCAATATCAACTGCGTTTCGACAATAATCAGTAAACGAGCTTGTATCATTTAATAAATCCATCTTAATCATCTCCTTCAACTATATGTTAAATAAAAAAGGTTGAGTCGTCAACCTTTTCTATTAGTGCACTTTCTTTTCTTTATAATTTCCATATTTATCAACCATATCCGCCGTATAGCGCTCTCCATTATGATATTCATAATTACCTACATCTTTAGTATGCCATAGAGTAATGCCATTATCAAATGCACGTTTGATTTTTTCTAGATCGCTCGGGTCGATATTTTCACCTTTAATATTACATTTAACAGTTTGTATATAATTCCAATTTTGACGTGTGTGTAAATTCGGGTAGTCAATTGTGTTTGTTGCATATCCTCGCATATCCCAAATTTTATTAATTTTATCCTGGTATTCTTTTGTTGGCTTATACGCATATAAAATTAAAGTATTTAAATCAAGTGCCGTTTGTCTTAATACGTCATTTGAGCCGGTTACAACACTATCAGCCGTGGCTTGTGCGTCGTGAATTCGAGCGTTATAACTATCCATGGCGTTTTGAATGTTTGTTTGATTCTGATAACGTGTTGTTAACTGTCTTAATTGATTACTGATTGCGGTTGATTGCGTACTAGCACTAGCTTGTGCATTTGCATTAGCAAGCGCATTTGCGTTTTGCAAGTTAGTTTGTTTTGTGTTAATTTGGTTTTGCATAGCTGTTTGTGTCATACCTAAACCAGCACCGACTAGACTACCCACAGCGCCACCAATATTGCCGGTTAAAGCGCTAGCGATTCCACCACTTAATCCACCAATTGCACTCATACTAGCGTTTATCATGTTTGATTTGTTTTGTAAATCATTTAAATTACTAGCTAGATTTGTATTTCTACTTGTAACACTCAAGTTTAAATTATTTTGCAGGCTTGTTTGTGCGCTTAATGCATTGCCTGTAGCGCTGGCTATAGCTGAATTGGTTTCATTTGATCTTCGAATATTTGACAAGCCGACATTCATTGAGTTTCTAGACGATTGCATTAACAACGCTGTTTGGTCGCTGATAATTGGTAGGCTACATTCATATTGTGATTCGAAAGAATTATCAAGATTCATGATTACATCGTTTGTTGTTTCGGTAGATTTCTTTAATTTATAATTGATTGGTACAACATTAAATTTCGATGTGTTAGGACTTCCAACGAACGCAAATTGAATTGCACTAAAATCGTCCCACAACTCATTCTTAAAAATCTTATTCGTTCCGTTGTTATCACTTATTAATAGATAGGAATAAGGATACCATAATATTTTAGTATTTTTAATGACTGTAGGATAGAAACGAAGAGGTCCATTCATAACATCCGTTTTAACGAATTGACTCGTATCATTATCGTTTATTTTACTAAAACCTAATGCACCATATTTTAACATAACATAGTTACCTTCACTAACAGCAATAAAATTTTCTTTAACTATTCTTAGCTCATTATGTACAAAAGCGAGACCAGGAATATAGTTAGTTATGACAATAGAAACGCATTTACCGACTAATTTTTCATCCGTACGAATCGCATTTAGAATGGTGGTTATATTGCTTATTGTTAAATCTTGATTAACCGTATTTTTTAGTTTTGTAATTCCTGAACCTGTAATCCTAGAATATGGTAATATATAGTAATTAATCTGAGTAGGTGAACCCAAAGTTCCGCTCGTGTAAGTGTCACTACCATCCATTTTACATGTCATTCCAACGATCGCAAAACTTATATAATTCATAGGATCTAGTTTCATTACATCTTCGGTGATTAGATCCGTACCGATTTCCAAATTCTCCGGCTGTGTATTGATACATGGTTTACGCTTAGCCTCTTGATTTTCTTTGTAGTATTGTGGTCTATGCTCATATGCTATATATGATTCCATAAAGTTATTTTCAATTTCAAACCGCCATGTTTGAATTACATCCGTTTCAAAGCTAATACTTGTGGCGTTATCATTTAGATAACCTAAACTTGTTATAAAGCAGTAAATCCATTTCGATTTGTTGCCGGTGTCCCCGTTTTGATAAATCAAATAATTATATAGACGTAAATCATCATATAAACCTGGTACAACTACAGTGCCATCTTTACGCTGGTATGTATAATTTTCAAATACAATATGATCATAATTATTAATGAAAAAATTAAATTGTTCCTCCGTGTTATTAAATGCACCCCAAAACGTATTATTCATGGCATCAATTTCTAAACCCTTTAACAAATAAATTTTAGACTGTGGAGTAAATTGACTGTTTACAACTCCTATACTCATCTTAATCATCTCCTTTTATTTTATCTTAGTGAAAAATAGTTGAAAGTTCAACTATTTATTTATCTTTGATATAATCATAAATTTCCCTAGCCTTCGTGCCACGCGTTGGCTGATTAGGGTCGGCGGGTCTTTCATAATTTGCCAAGAATTCAATGGCTAACGTGTAAGGGTCCGCGGTTGATTTCGAAAAGCTTTCAAAACTTTCTGGGTAGGTTGCTGTAGCTATCCATTGTGCCCCGTTTTCCATTTCCCATTGGATTCTCTCGCATTCACCAACACCAAACTTTGAGACATCCGGGTAATATCCTTTTTCTTTTAGCCAGTCAATAATTTTCGTCCAAGGTGTCCATTGCACTAAACCATATCCCCTAGATTCTACCGGCTGTGCAAAAGGTATATCACTTTCCCACCTGTTTGGATTAACAGTTGATTCAAAATAAGCATTGCCTAACATACCAGCAACCGCGTTTGCGGTCCAACCCTTAGCTTTAAAGAATTGCCAAAATGCAACCCAATTTTGCTTAGATTCATCTTCCGTAAGTGGTCGAGTGTTATTAATATCACCTGGTATAATCCATTTACCAACTGGCGCTGGTTCTGGTCCTGGTTGTATCTCTTCTTTTGTTTTATAAAACCCTAAATCAATCCCTAAACCATCTAAAATAAAATAATGTTTTATGTATTTGTAACTTGGTTGTGGTGGTGTTGGTGGTTGACCATCCTCAAATGTTTTCCACTGTTGCCCGTATCCGTTAACAATATTTGTGTCATTCACATAAAATACTTCCGTTGGCAACACGGACCCGCTTAACGCGTAACATTGATTTCCATAACTACATGTCACACCATAATAAACTAGCCCGGCATTTTGTGTAAATGTTTGATCAATATGACAATGGTCGCCGGTTGCCATTCCTGCCGTGCCTGTGCGATAAATTAAATCACCTTGTTTATATTGCGTTGCGGTTGGTGGGTTCGGGTCATGTGTAAAACTAACTGTAACATATGTTAACCCGTTAGGAGTCCAAACGGGATTATCGGAGCTATACGCTCGAGTATTGCCTACACTATCATGATACGATAAGTGACAAGAAAAAGGAGCGTATACAGGTACTCTAGTTTGTCCACTAATTGCATTATCGAAAGGATGCCCACAACAATGGCTTAAATCACTCGGACCAGACCATTGGGTGATATTCATAGTTTCCATAGGAAATAAACAAACTTCACTACCATTATAAACTAGCTTTTGTCCTGGTTTCATAAGTTTAATTCCTCCTCTAATTCTACTAATTCTCTTAGCTTATCTTTACATATATTATAGCGCTCATAATCTACATCCTTTAGTATGTGCATGCATTGCATGTAAAATTCAATATAGAAATAAACACTCAATCCTTCTGGTAGACTATATGGAATATCTCCCTGTTTTTTCATTTTATAAATACTTGATAATTCACATTTATTATTCATTATATTAACCTCTAATTTTAAAAAAGCTAGATTTTAAATCTAGCTATAACTTAATGCCGTATAAACTGCCTTTTATATCACTAGCGGTGCAACGTGCAAGTATTTTATCCGGCCCCGTTTTTAATAACGAAATTGAATATTTACGAGCATTGCCTTCGAGATTCGTAGCAGCAGAAATATAATTTACTTCCATAAATCCTACACCGTTATAATCTGACTCGATAGGTAATCCATCAAATAAGCTAATTGGATAGAAGGTATTCCCAACTATTTTATTTTCACCATAACCGGAATCCGTAAAATAAAGGTTTAAAAGCAACATATCATATTTATTTCTAATCTCATTAACATCCATAAAGTTAATTTCAGTCGGCGCTGATGTACCGTTCGTATTGTAAGGTGTTAAATCTGAAATTAATTCAATTTTAATATCATTTTTCTCTAAAAGCTCATGTGTGATATTATTAGATTTTAAAGTATACATTTAAATACCTCCCTCGCTGGGTACTGGTGTAGCACCTTTTTTAATGTTCATAATATCTTCTCTAACAGTTGTAATATCTTCTTTATTATTATTAATCTGTGTGGAATTATTTTGAATATCTGATTGTATTGTATTACACAATTCTTTTAAACTAGTAATTTCATTATTAATTGTTGCCAATTGATTATTAATTGTTGCCAATTGATTATTAATATTTGATATTTGATTTGCCTGTGCTTTCTGTTCTTCGTCCAATTTCTCTAGAGTTGTATTATATTTATTTTGTAATTCATTGATTGCAATCTCAATGCGTTCATCAATTAAACCAGGCAATTGATCTTTTACATATTGCGTAGTGTTTTCTAAATTACTCGCAATATTTTCATTCAACTGAATAACAACATCATTTACAGCTTGCACAGTCCATTCAATATAACCCTGTAATTGATTAATACATTGGTAAATATTCATTCCTGTATTGAATGCACTAACGTATTGCTGTGCTAAATTTTTACCGCTTAACTTTAACTCGGCATATTTTGGTAAAATATTGTTTAATTTACTTTCATCAATTGCACCCATATTACTTACCTCCATTATATCCAATTAATTTTTTTACCTTGTCGGGTAAAATATCACTGTTAATTTTTGAAATGTTCTCAATAATACTAACTACTTCTGTAACGATCGCATATGTACAAATCACAGGCACTAGGTCTACACCAAAAGGTAAAGGCAATAAATTTCCAGCATAATTAATTAATACGCCTAATGTGTAACAGAACACAAAACCAACTTTTTTAAATAGTCCATCTCTCAGTTTACTAGATTTTATTTGTCCACCATCTCTAAGTGCTCCAACAATTCCAGTAATAAGGTCTAAACCATTAAAAACCAATGCTACTAAAATAATTTTCATTTAAATCACCTCTTTCTTTTTCTATCATAATAAAAAATAGTTGAATGTTCAACTAATTTTAAATAAAAAAGAAAAAGAGTTAAATGAATAACTCTTTTTCCTAAGTTGCAATTTGCCTAAATAGAAAGGAGGGGGCCATGTCCTACTCATGACACCGATATTATAACACAACTATATGTTATATACAACTTTAATTTTACAAGTCACGTCAGAAACTGTATCTCTAATTGTTACGGTTGCTAAACCTTCCTCGGTAATTGCTTCTAAACCTTCAATTTTAACGCGTTTTAAATCACTTTCAATTGTGGCTTTAACGTCACTCTCTTTACTAGATGTAGCCTCCAATACATATTTAGCATTTAAACCACTAGTCTGTACTGTAAATGGTACGGTTACACTTGCACCTTTACGAACTTCAACAACTTGAGGATTCGAATAAATGGCTGTAACTTTTTCATCGACATCACCTGAAACAAATGCGATTGCGTTTGCAAATCTAGACGTTGCGATACCTTCCCAGTGATGCAAGAAATAGTTCCAATATAAGCCTTTCGCGTTATAAGCAACACCAACACTATATTTTTGATCAAATACACGATAGATTTCACTATCAACGACTAATGCTTCAATAGTTCCCTTTGTTGTACTTGGTAATGTTGGTAAAACTAACACGTGCGCTTTAAATTCAGCGAACTCTAACTGGAATGTCTGAGCTAACCAATCGATATTTAAGTAGCTGTTTGACTTACCATTTAAAATAATATAAATATCATCATAGTCATTTTGCTTTGTAACAGCCATAGCATTATATTCATTAGTAGGCTCCGTTAAATAAGATACATATTCTGTGATTTTACGCGCTAATTCTTTAGCCGTATTCGTATCCGTAACAGCACTTGTTTTGACGATCTTCATTAATCCATTTTCATAGTGTTTAACTAAAGCAGATTTCATATAGTTATAATCGTCTTTGTTATCCCCATTATACATAGAGTCAACAATACGAGCGATTAAGCTATTCACTCCATCCCAGCTAGCAAAATACTTACGCATGTCATCATCTGTAATTGTTGCTGGATAATATGACTTACGATTAACAATATAAAATGCTGTTTTAATATCGGGCAACTCACGCTTAAATAAAGTGGTTTCCGCGTCGGCTTGATTGTAAGCATGCTCTTTTGCACACTCAACAAAATATTCCTCCATTGTGTAGCCTAAAGCCATGTTTTCCATTTTAAATGGAGCCAACTTATTTGTTAAGATATTTTTGCGTGCGATCACTCGACCGATTCGAGTTGCTAAATTCATGAATTCAACACCTAAAGTATCAGGATATTCTAATAATCCATTCATAAATTCTAATGATGAAACTACATTAGGGTCTCCAATTGTTGACTGAAAATTTGGAGAAGCTACTCTATACATTGCACTAGCGACTTCCTGGCCTGTTGGTTGTGTTTCCAATCCTAAATCTGTTTGAATCGCTTTTGCAACGTCTTTTCCTGTTGTTCTTGGCATATATAATCACCTCTTTCGTTTAAATGCCTAATTTTCTTAAATCTATTGGATGTTTTTGTTTCGGCTTTTCATTCGCGGAACTTTCAACCCCAATTTGCATGAATAATTTGCTGTTAGCTTCTGTCAAAGAGTTATTCTTTTCAACTAATTTTATATTTTCAGCTTTTAAATCATCTAATTCTTTGAAATTTTTTTCAACTTCCGCTCGCATATCATTTAACATAGTCGAGCGTTCCGCTTGATCTTCAACTGTCAAAACCTCAGCAAACTTGTTTCTTAATTCGTCATGTTCCATTTTTTACACATCCCTTCTATCTATAAATATATGATATTAATATTGTAAAGTCAATATAAAATAAAACCCTCTTTTACGAGGGTTTCATAAATATAGGTTGTAAAGTTTAAAGTGTTATCAGCTAGATTACTATTCCTATATATGTTATCAGCACGTTTCACCGCGAGTAATTCTGATATACATGTCTGATTTACGTTCTTTATTCCTTACATATTAATAATAACATGTTATTTTATTTTTTCAAATCTTCTTTAATTTTATTTTTAACGTATTGACTAAATTTTTTGTTTTCTAATAAATTTTCGATATAGTCAACAACTTCAACCTCATTTTTATTTACACAAACACAATATTTATTTACGTGGTCCCGATACCATTTATTTCGATTTTCTTTTGATTTTTCACTCCGCATTATTATCACCTCCATTTTCTTTACACCATACAAGTGGCTTACCTAGTATATACGTATGTACAAATTCATTTGTTTCATGATTGACAATACTCCAACCATCCTTTAGATATTCATTTAATGTGTCAATATCTTTTCTATACGCACTATAATCATAGTCCTTTATACTCCTTACAATAACAACTTTATTTTTTAATGGTGGACTTCCGAACATGATCTCATTAAATTCTTTTAATCTTTTATCACACTCTTCAAAAATCCCGCCGTTTTCATAAGTTAACATCTGATATTGTAGTTTATCAACATCTTTTCGTAAGGTTTTATTTTCATCCCGTAAATGAGTATAAATATAACACATAATCAAACCAACGAAAACAACAACTATATTTAACAATAAATACATAAATATCACTCCTTTACAATCCAAACAAATATCAATATCATTCCTATAGCATATACAGTAAATAGAAATGTTACACTCAAACAACATAAAGCCAGAATTAAATATTTTATTATGACATTTAAAACACTTATCACCTTATCAACCTCCTTACCTACTTTTAATGCTAAATTGTCTATCAACTAATACAATACCACCAGGGACATGTGTCTTTTTAAGACAGTCATTAATAACATTACCAACTCTAAAGTTATCATATGTTACATTCTGTTTCGCCTTCTCTGTCATTCCAGCGCATTTCACATTCAAATAATAACAGACTCCTTCACGGGTATAATAAAGATTATCTTTACAATCATTTTCATCTATATATTCCTGTTGGTGTTCCACATAGTCCTTATAACTGATTTCAATTTCTTCAACGTAACTTTTAGCCCCGATAAAATAAGAACGATTGAATATTGACTCTAAGCCCCAAAATCCTAATTCTTTATCGTCAATAATATCCTTAATTGCGCCGGGAACTTGTGTACCAACTAAATGTATGGAATCCGTATCAATATATGCAACTCTATGGATACCTACTTTTTGTGCGGTACTAATTGTATATTTACGCGCATATGCGGTAACAAACTCGCCGTAAGGTAAATAAATAGGGTCTCTAAATTGTTCATCAATAACCTCTTTCACCTCTCCGTCAACATATGTAGTAAATATAGGGTCGTGCAATCTTAATACACCATCATCCTTATCAATAAATGGAATTTTAGGCGTTACATTTGGATTCGTTGCGAATTTTCCATAAACCGAATTCATTTTTCTTTTAGCAATAAACCTTTGTGCACCTTTTGAATTTTTCTTAATTTCCATTTGCTCATCAATAAACTGTCTAGCTATACCTACACATCCCCTAAATTTATATCCATTAATGAACTCTACATCATAAATATCATATTGTTCATTAAATAACTCCCAATCAACACTTGTTACACTCATTCTCACAATATCACCGTTTGAACTGTCTACATATTTCTTACTACCAAAAAATCTAGAAAACTTATCCAATGAAATACATGGTATATGTCCCTTTTTAATATCAAAAGCAAAACTAACCACTCCAATCCAAAGTGGATAATCCTCATCATATTGGTACTCCCCTTCAAAATACACGGGACTTTCATAAGGTAGTAATTCATAATACATACGTGATGGAAAAAGAGAGTTAACATCGAACACAATGCCTTGTCCTATCTCTTTTTCTTTTAGTTCCGGGTTTGCCCAAACGAAACCGCCACTATAAGCCGGTCTTAAATCTGTATCTACATCCATTTCTAAAGGTGGAAAAATTTTATCAAAACTCATAGGTAGTGTTTTCTTGAAGGAATCAAAACTACAACTTGTAGCCGTCATTTTGTTAAATCCTAATTTAAAACATTCGTTAAGCGCCATACCTTCAATGTCTATATCGTTAAATAAATAATCTATTTCATGTGGTGTTAACTCGTGCCCTTTTTCTCTTTTATCCGTATAATCTAACTTCAATTTACGAATTGGTAGATTGAAGTCATGCGCGATTTTTCTAATACTGAAAGGAATTAACTTAAACGAATCCCATATCGTTGTTTTTGTTGACCTATATACCGAATACTTCCACCAAATTTCAATAGAATACCATAAACCTGTATTTGATATGATCGTTTTAAAACAGTTCGTTTTAGGTTTATCTGAATACTCAAACCCATTATTTAAAAGCCAGCTAACAATAAATTCACCATCAAAAGCAAGATTGTGAAAATATAATTTCCTAGACTTTTGCTTACACCATTCAATAAACCCGTCTATATCATTTCCATATTCTTTTATACTCGAATCTTCAACAAAACTTGCCCCCCAAGCCCAAACGCGACAGTCCAAAGGGTCGGTCGTAGTTTCAAAGTCACAAGCCCATACTTCTTTCGGACTATTACTTTTTGACATACTACAACCCCCTCTACATTATTTATACTTAACAGTCCCACCGCTAACATAGGCACGCCCTGTAAATACCGCCAAACTATCTTTTACATCTGACATATCCGTTCTTATATTTTTACTCAATTGCTCATTTACAAACATTTGGTTTTTTGTGTATTCACGCGACATGTCTATATAATTGAACACAGAAACAGCTTTACGCTCTTGATAAAACCATTGCAAAATCTGTGTATCAGATAATGACTTTATATCTTTGAGTATTTGTTTACCTTCTTTTTTAGTAATGTTTCCACCCCGTATTTGTTCCTCTATTGCGGTTTTATAATTTCTACGTAAGTTTTTTATTTTCTGATTTTCCTTCTTTGTATTCTTTTTTAAATTTTCAATTCTTTTATCCAATTGTTTAGGGTAACGATAGGATTGAATGTTCACATGATGAACCGGCTCAAAAAACCCACCACGATCATCACGTAAAGTCGATCTAGCATTTTTAACACTAATAGCTGTAATAATTCCCCCTTTAGTCTCATTTAGTTTAGATAATCCTACAGACTTTGAAAGTTGTCTCCTTTGTTTATTTTGCTTATCAATTAATTTGTTAGCTTTTTCAATTTTATTTCTGTTAAAAACGACACCATATTGATTTTCCACAAATCTATTTTCTTTGTTGAATCGTTCAATTGACTTTAAATATTTGTTAAACTCTTTACGATCGTTAAAATCTTTTATCGTACGAATATCATTGAAAACAACGTCCTGCCCTAAGTTTTGCGCTTTCGTTGCTGTTCTCTTGGCACTTGCAATTGCATTACGCAAGCGCTTAACGTCTTTTGTTGACTTCCTCATTTTAGCCATTTTAAACACCCCCATTTTAAGTCAAATAAAAGGGTGTTTGGCTAACACCCTTATTTTATTAGGCTATTTGACAGCCATGCTTAAATATTTATTTGAGCTTGAATTTGATTTCTTTTGAATAATTGTGACACATAATGGCGCTTTTGTCCAATCGTAGTTAAATACCTGTTTTAATTGTTTCAATGACTGTAAGAAAGGTTTACTATTAGTTGCATAAGCTTTTCCATCTTTATCAATTACAGTGATTAGTTTCGAGCAAATGACCTCACCAGTTTGATCGTTTTCTTTTTCCACATCTTGAACGATATAGCCTGTCAGCCATAAATCTTTACCAACTTGATCACTCAAGCCTTCCGCGTTATTTACCGCATTGAATAAGTTAACACGCTGTTCGTGTGTCATATCCTCAGTAACCACTAACCCATTGTTTTCCATTGTTGCTAATACTTCATTTTTAATTTGTTCCATTTTAATTTTCTCCTTTAATTTTAATATTGCTTTTCTAATTAAATTATTTAAAGTTGTTTAATAATGACACGAGCATAACACATACAACCTATACGCTTTTTAGAGAAGTCATAACTCATCAACATTTTACATGACGCACCTCCATTAAATTATCAATCTGTATATTTATTAATACAAACCACATAACTAACATTATAATCAATAATATAATGAAATTTATGTATCTGTTTGACACTTTATAATATTTGAAGTTTCCTTTACAATGCTGATAAATTTGGTAAACAGATAATACCACCCAAATAATCCAACTTGCAAGTATTAAATTACTAATCATAATTATATCCTCGTCTTTCATTTTCTTGAATCATATCATTAAGAGATACAACACCCTGAAAAACTTTTCGTTTAAATAATGTTAACGTCTCACATTTAAATGAGTATGAGCCTATAATAGATTTTGAACCTAATTTACAAATGTCCATTCTTATTAAATGTCGCCTTTGGTAGACAAGATGAAAGGCTAATTTATAATCACATAAATACGTTTCAACAACATCAACAATCTTATTCACATTATCCATAGTTAAATCACTCGGATAATGCCCGTGTCTGTATATTCTACTCATTTTTTGTTTCCCTCTTTTCTTTACACTCCTATTATAACATAAGTATTCTAGAACACAAGTATTTTTGTAATTTCACATAATCCACTACGTGGCCAGGTGGGTCATTGTTTCACGTGAAACATTGTTGAGTTGGGTTGTGCGGTGCGTGCGTTAGGTTGGCAGTGTGGTGTGTTCATGTGTCGTGAACAGTTGTATGTATGATTTGTTCACGTATCGTGAACAGTTGTATGTATGATTTGTTCACGTATCGTGAACAGTTGTTCATGATTTGGGAACATTTTCCAGATGACAGTC